TAGTGAACGATATTCCCAAATAAAAAGTGATAGTAGAATCCATTCAAGTATGGTTCGTGTTTCAGATGTGAGAAGTTACTTTGAAAGTCCTTTCTGGAAAAATACTAGAAGATTGTATGCTGGACAAAGTTGGATAACTAAAAAAACAAAATATGATATGTGTTTCCCTCATCACAAAACACATGCAGCTGCTGGTTTCTATACATCATCATTCCGAAAAGCAAATGTTATAGTTGTAGATGCAATAGGAGAATGGGATACCACTTCAATATGGTATGCCGATCAAGGTAATCTTCACCAACATAAAACACTAAAGAAAATATACTCTCGTAAGTATCCTTGGTCTTTAGGATTGTTATATTCAGCCGTTACAGAACTGTTAGGATATAAACCAAATGAAGAAGAATATATTGTTATGGGTATGGCTGCATTTGGAGAACCTAAACACAAGACAATGTTAAAAAGAAGATTAGACAACAACAATAATCACTATGGGTTAGATATAAAGTTTACTGGTAAACCAGAAGATTTGGCTGCATCAGTTCAAGCAGTATACGAAGATGAATTACTAAGACTTGTAGAGAAATGCTCAGAAGAAAATTTAGTTATCATGGGTGGTTGTGCTTTAAACTGTGTTGCAAATAGTAAAATACAAGGTAAGAATATATGGATAATGCCATCCCCAAGTGATGCTGGGTCTTCTTTAGGTGCGGCTGCAATGGTGTTTCAACAGAAACTAACATGGAGACATCCATATTTAGGATATGATATAAAAAGAGAAATAAATCCTAAAGAAGTTGTCAAACATTTACTTAAACATAAAATGTGTGGTGTGGCAAATGGTAGGGCAGAGTTCGGCCCAAGAGCGTTAGGTAATCGTTCACTCATTGCTGACCCAAGAGAACCAATTAAAGATACAGTTAATGAAGTCAAACGAAGAGAGAAGTTTAGACCCTTTGCTCCAGCAATACTAGAGGAATATGCAGAGGAATACTTTGAAGGCCCAATGAATCGATACATGCAATTTGTATCAAAATCAAAACACGACTACTCATCAGTGACACATGTAGATGGAACTTCAAGAGTTCAAGTTGTAGAAAAAGATTGTGTATCCGTAATTAGACCTATTCTAGAAGAGTGGTATGACAAAACTGGTTGTCCTATGTTGTTAAACACATCCCTAAATATAAGAGGAAAACCAATAGTTAACACATGGGAACACGCTAATGATTTTGAAAAAGAAACAAAAGTTAAAGTTTTTTAGTAAATGGAAAATGAGATTCCTTTTATTCCTATCAACATTTAAAACTAAAAAAGAACGGCAAGAGAGGGGTGTAATATACGATGAATGAGTTTGAAAGTTACGATGATTTCTGTAAATTTGTAAATAAGATCAGCATTCAAAAACGGTATGTTAGTGGATTCAGACATAAAAAATATCCAGAAATAGTTTTTGGTGAAAAAGATGGGGGTGGGGGAAATATCTTTTGTCACATAGTTCATCTTCCTAAAAATATTAAATGGGATTGGAATATTCATGAGAATGCTCACACCACTTGGTTTAATACTGGTGGTGGACTTACTGGATGTGGTAGTGGTGCTCTAACTATCTGTTGTTGGAAAGATGAAGTTCATGACACGATATTAAATTTACCTAGTCATATTAAATATATTAGAATACTTAGATGTGGAATGAACTTTGCTGGACATGCAAATAAAACACCAATGTCATATTTCTTTGAGGACATTGCAAGGTGGGAGAGAAATGAAAATGACTATTGGGTTAAAGGACATATAATTGCAAAACCAGATAAACCAGCAAACTTACACGACCAAGATATAATTCTTAATAGAGAATGGTGGAACAAACTTGGTTCGCCTAAGATATTTAATTTGAGATTTACAGACTACGAAAGAGCAGATACAAACTTTCATGATGACTATACACCACATTGGTTAAAACCGAAAGACTATCCAATAATTAGAAACTTTTCAGAAGAGGAAAGAAAGATAAAGGCGTTTTCTTATAATAGATATCCTAACGAACCAGTGACAAAAAAAACTGGAATACCTCAAAGGTATACATCTTTTAACGATGTGAGAAATAGTAACAAATACTATCCAGTAAATACAGAAACTATGTCTACATTTATGGGAGAGATGAAAGAACATAAGCAAAAGTTGGGTGGGTTTGATGTTATTGTATCACCAACTGCTGGTCTTGTCACAGAATTTTTAGCAAAAGAACTTGACATTAAACATATAGTATTCTATGATATAACAGATATACACATAGAACTAAAGAAACAAGTAGTTGAACTTATTACTTCTGCTGATGAATTTGAATGGTGGGTAAAAAGCTGGAAGTCAAAAACACCAATAGATCCTTCTGCTATTGAACACATTGGCACTCGGCCGAAGATAGTAAAAGATGGTCTAGGAATAGATGTTGCTGGGCCCAAAAATATAATTAAACATCCTAACGAACAAAGTGATCAATTATACGGTGCTGAGGGAGAACTTACAATAAGGAATGGAACTTTAGAACAACAACTTGAAAATTTAGAATGGGCAAGAAATAATTGTAGAATAGATTATGTAAAGTTTGATTTACTAGAGGATCATTTTAGTGAGTTTTCAAAATATACAGATGGTAAAAAAGTGTTGTGGAACGCTAGTAATATATTTTCATTTGTGAAAACTCATATAGTTTATAGACTACCTCAAATCATGACAAGATATAATCTCCTACAGAATTTTCTACAAGATTCAACGAAAGGATATATTTTTAAGGGGGCATATCCAAATAAAATACCAGTATTAATGAGTAGAGATGGATATATAAAAAATCCAAAAGGTGAAACTATAAAGGTAAAATAATGGCAAAAATATTATGTGTACGAATAGGTGAAAAGTACGGCCCAGACTACGAAACATATCTAGAGAAAAAACTACCAGAACATGAATTTATCTGGATACGACAACCGTATCACGATAGGGTTACTTTACAGTGGAATAAAATGTGGGGTATGCAACTCGACATTGATGAACCTATTTGTGTTATGGACATTGACATATTACTTACAAATGATTATAAGAAAGTGTTTGACTATCCTATAAAGAAAGGTGAGTTTCTTGCAATGCCTGGTTGGTGGAGAGATACTAATTCAGAGAACTACAAAATTAATGGTGGGTTCTTTAAATATTATCCAAAAGATTGTAGATACATCTATGATAAGTTTATGTCTGATATTCATAAATGGCAGAGACACTACATTGATAATGGAGTTACAAGTGGGCCTGTAAATGGAGAACAATACTTTGTTGAGGACAGTGTTAAAGAAAAATTAAAACTAAAACTTTTACCAGAAGCATGGTTTATTAGATGGGTTGCAAGTACGAAACCATTACAAAATCATAAATCAGAAAAATTGTTTATGATAAAAATGACAGAGAAATATACAGAACTAACTGGAAATGAGTTTGCATATATGGGGGGAGAGTTTCACGAAGATATAAAATTTGTTCACTTTACACACTCTTCAAACAAACCACATGAATGGGCTGACTATGAAATTTTTAAATAATGGTATTAGAAAGTTTGTTAAGAAAGGAAACTATTATACTTATGGGTATGATGGTCAATCTGCTTCTGTCTTTATGAAAGACGGTAGATGGTCAGCAACTGTAGATCATTTTGCTACCACACAATTATTCTATTCAGACAATTTTATATCACCATCTTTTAAAGAGATAGTTGATGCAGAAAAAGAGTTAGGAACAAAACTAACTACGGATTGGATCACAACTGGACAATTAAAATATCTTAAACGACATACAGTAGGCCCAGGCACAATCTACAATCAAATCAAAAGAGTTGAAGAGGATTGGAAACCTTTTTTAAATCAAGATTTGATTGAGTATGATATGGAAGAGGAATATCAAAGATTTTGTTATCTGTTCGATTTACACAAAGATAAAGAAATAACAGTTGGACTAAGTGGTGGTAGAGATAGCGCTTGGTTAGTCATGTTTTTAAAACATAGAGGTTTCAATCCTAATTTAGTTCATGTCACAAGCCCTAATAACTATAACGGAATAGATGATATATGCTGTGATAGGTATAGAAAAGAGGTGGGTTGGGAAATAGAAAACTTTGAGGTAGACTTTATACATGATGTTTACGAAGAAGAGGATAAGGTATTTACAGAGTTTTGGCCTGATTTAATTTATCCTCTAAAAAGTCATTCAGTATCAAAATATGGCGGTATAAAAATGTCTGGTGAGTCTAGTGAATCAGACCATTCAAAAAAAACTCAATGGATGAGAGACATGGGTGTTATGGATGATGATATTTATATTACAAATTATATCAAAGATATGTATAATAATCGTGTATATTATGGTAGGGGTATGGATAATTATGACCCACAAATATGGAAAGCACAAGATGAATCTATGGATTACATCTATGAATATTATAGAAACATATTAAAAGAATTAAAAGACCATCCTTTAAAACATAATATCTTTTGGATACCATCTTATCAATCTTCAAGATTATATCAAGAGTCGCAAGACCCCAGAAACGAATGGTTTGCCCCATTTGCAGATCGTGAATTACAAAGAATTAATATTTTCAAAAAACAATCTAGACAAACTGGTAACACACAAAAAAAGTCTATGAAGAAAAAGAAAATGTATAATATGGGTGAAAAATATTTTGGTAAAGAATGGAATAACCTTTCGTGGGATTATGATATTGTAGGAATGGGTATTCCATTTGATCTAGAACAGATGGAAAAAAGAAAAATATATACATCTAAAAAAGAGAAAGGATTGCGAGTAAGAAATAGTGGGATGAATCCACTAGGAGTATTCATTTTGAAAGATGCTAAAACAGCACAGTATTTTGCAAATAATATTTGGATACAAAATGCTAAGTTCGATATCGTATCAGAAGATTATGAGTTTCCCAAAAATGAAAAACTTAGAGATAAGTTGTGGAAGGAAATTAGAGAAAATAAAACATTAATGATAATACCTCTTGGTATAACAGATACAGAAATATTCAAAAATGTAAAAAGTCCAAATGTAATGACTGTATTTAATAATTTACTAAAGTCACAGATTAGATATGCTGACAAAGAACTGCCTACTCCTTTACCACTTGTTAATTCTATGAATATAATTAATCAATCAATGAATGATACATTTCATCTAAATCTTACACCACAAAATTTAATGGTGTTAATAGAATTTGTTGGATTAAATCTTAAAGACCCAGATCATTTAAAAAATACAACATTACCAGTTTATGATGACCTTCACAGTAGTTTTGATATGTGGGAATATGATAGAAAATCTAACACGGTTAAACCTTCTTGGAAAGGTATTTTATCTTTAGGTGTAGACCCAGATATTATATATAAAGTAAAGGAAATAAATCATTTAGAAATACTTGAAGGTTGGAAACAACTCTGGCCTGATAGAAAAGATATCCCAAGTGTAAGTACTTGGACTTTAATGGAAGAATGTTTTTTATATGATGATGTAGATGTTGTAAAAGACGCTATTGACCATGATATAAATATAAAGACAACAGAATATGTCAACTACTATGGAGTGTATGATAATGAAAAATTAATTGGTGTGAATAGTGGACATAAAACCAGCCAAATCTCATGGCGCTCTAGGGGGCTGTGGGTTCACCCAAATTACAGAGGACGAAAAATTAGTAAGATGCTACTGAACGCTGTAGTAGATTCAGCACATACTCAATATGTATGGTCTGTTCCTAAAACAAAGTCAATGGCAGCTTATGAGAGTGTGGGGTTTATCAAAAGGAGTGACGAAATCGTGACAGACCAAGATAACAATTATATTGTGATTTTAACAAAAAACACTTGACATAAATGTAAAAATATGTTAAAGTGTATATTCATTTTAACCAACGGAGAAAGAAAAATGAAAAAAGTACTAACAGCAGTTGCCCTTATGGCAATGACAACTACAGCAAATGCGACAGATATCGGTATGGGTATTGATCGTGAAACCAAATATAAGAACGGTGAGGGAACTACTGTAACCTATAACTATGCATTTGTACAACACAAGTGGAAAGACCTTGGTGGAATTACCACTAAAGCGACACACTCGCAAAATACAGAGACTAATACAACTAATTATAATGAATTGAAAATTTCAAAGGATTTTAAATTCAATGTTGCTGGTGACAGTAAAAATGCATTTAAAATCGTACCGTCTTTTCAAAGACGTTGGGATGGACAAGATGGTATTGGTGAAAAATCAAAAGACAACTTTAAAGTTGAATTTAAATATACATTCTAAGTGAGAAGGAAATAAAAGATGAAAAAATTGATATTTGCAATTATATTCTCTGCTATGTCGTTTACGGCATATGCAGAGACTTTTACATATATTGTTCCAGCAGGGCCAGAGGGTGGTAATGCTAAATGGGCTCAAAGAGTCGTTAAGGAGTGGAACAAATATCTTGAAATGGATGGACACAAAGTAGTTCTTAGGTACATGCCTGGCGATCCAAAGAAAACATACGCTAAGTATAATAACGAACTTTCTAAGGATGGCAAGACTATGATCCAAAGTCGTGGTATGATTAAGTATATCACTTCTGGTGATGGTTGGGGTGGATTTGACCCTAAAGCATTTGCAACAATTGTTGCACATAATCAAGGAACTTTTGTTTTCTCAAAGAAAGATATTCCAGCAATTCCAGCCATTCATATTGGTGGTGGTTCAGAAACCATAGTTGATGCAATGTCAATTGTTATGATGTTATGTGGGCCGATGGATTTTGATAAGTTGGTTGAATGTTCTAAAACTAATGTGAGACAAATCAAAGGTTGGAAAGGGTCTGGTGACAGACGAAAAGCCTTCCTTAATGGTGAGATTGATGTTTCAAGAGATGGGTTCTCTCATATGAAGAAAACCTATAAAGATGGTATCAAATCTGGAAAAACTAAAGTCTGGTTTTCTCATGGGGTTTCTGTCGATGGAAAGATTGTAAAAGATCCAAACATGCCAGAAGCATGGTTCAACACTGCATACGAAAAGAAGTGGGGTGAAGCACCATCTGGTCGTTATTATGATGCATATGCACTTATTCTAAAAACAAGAAGTGGTTTAGGTAAAACTATATTTCTTTCAAAAGATAGTCCTCATATGGATGCTCTAGTTAGTTCGTTTACTATGATGTTAAATAACAAAACTAGTAAGAAACATCTAGATAAGAAGTTGGGTAAATACCCATGGGCGCTTGGTGAAGATGCAAATGATTCTAAACTTGCAATCTTTGATGCAATTAACAGTAAAGAATTGCTTAACGATGTAAAAACTTCAAGAGAAGTTTTTGGTGAAAAGGTGAATATCAAGTGGAGTCAATTCTTCAATTAGAAGAAGTCTATCAATGGGCCATCATAATCGCATTAGGTTGTGTTTATGGTGGTCTCATTGGTCTTGTACCTTCTGCTGGTGCTGGTAAAGCAATTCTACTACTCTTTGGAGTAGTAAGTTTTTTTGATGGGGCAGAGTATCTCTTTGTCCTTTTTTCTATGGTGACAGTTGTTGCATGTTCCATAGGTGATTCATATGCAAGTGTTCTATTAGGTGTGCCTGGGGCAAACGGAACAGCTGCAACAATGGTGGATGGATATCCACTTGCAAAGAAAGGTAGAGCATCTTATGCTTTATCTTCTGCACTTTTCACATCAACCATGAATGGTTTAATCTTTGGATTTCTAGGGTTCTCATTCTTTCCACTATACATGCAAATAAATGACGCTGTAAGAACACCAGAGTTAACTGGCATTTTATTCTTGTCATTTTGTCTAGTTGCTGTAATAACAAGTAAGCACACAATAAGAAGTATAATTGCTGTATTGTTTGGTTGTTGGTTATCTCAAATAGGTTTGAATGAATGGTCAAATGAAACATATAATCTTGGTTGGACTTATCTAAACGATGGGATTAAACTTGTTCTTGTAGGTGTAGGATTATTTGTTATACCAGAGATGATTGAAACACTAATTGCAAAACACGAATTTAAAAAGATAGAAATTAAAGAACACAACAAACAAACTTGGGAAGGTATTGTTGATGTTTGGAAATATAAGTGGACAGCGATGATTGGTGGATGGGTTGGTTTTATTGGTGGTATCATGCCTGGCGGTGGTGGTGGAACTGGCGATTGGATGTCATACTCTATTACACGATCAATTCATAAAACAGAAAAATTTGGTAACGGAAATATCAAAGGTGTAATCGGTTCAGAAGGAGCAAACAACGCTGGAAAGATTGGTGCATTACTTCCCACATTATTTTTTGGTATTCCAGGCAATAAAATGTATGCATATTTAGCTGCGCTTTGGGTATACTTAGGCTTTGATGTAGGCACTACAGACTTACTAGAGGATCAACAATTTTTTGAGACTATCTTCTGGGGATATATTCTGGGAACTATAATCTCTGGAATTGTGTTGATATGGGGTGCAAGGTATCTTTCAAAGGTTTTATATATAAACCCATATTGGTGGATATTACCTCTGACACTACTGACCATCTACACAGCATTGTCGTACAGTGGGTGGATTACTTGGGAAGAGGATTTACTCATGATGTTTATTCTGTCCATAATTGGATGGGGTATGAGAACATATAAGTTTAGTAGACCAGCATTTATTCTGTCTTTCATTATATACGATCAGTTTTTATCTGGCGTAGAAAAACTACAAGGTATGTATTTTTATAATAATAAATATCTTAGTAACGATATTTGGTTTAATCATCCGACACTTACTATCTGTATTATTGTAGGAGTAGGTATTGTGTTATTTGGTTTACTAAATAAAAATGCAAGGATTGATTATGCATAAATTAGATTCTTTTGACAAAGTTCTGGTAAGTCTTTCTGGTGGAATAGATTCAGCAGCTCTACTTTATATGGTAGCAAAACAATATACAATAACACATCGTACAACCGAAGTATATGCAATAACTGGATACGGTAAACCAGATACACTCGAGGCTGCTAAATTTGTCTGGGGATATGTTAAAAATAAATTTGGAAATATAAATTGGAAAACACATTTTGATTATGATAACTACTATGATAAATCTTACTATTCACATAGGGGGAAAGCAGACCACGAACATAGAAGTATCTTTATGGAAGAACATAACATCAAAGATGTATTGCATGGAAGAGTAAAGACAACTTTAACAGAAGAACAATTGAAACAGTGTGAAACTCAATATCCACAAGCAGTATCAAAACTTTTGTTAAATAGTCATGTTATAGAAACTAAGAAAACTTACATGCCACAGAACAGATGGGAATATACTATACATAGACCCATATCTAATTATACAAAATCTATGGTAGTAGATTATATAAAAGAACACAACGCTAACGAACTACTAACAGAAACTATAAGTTGTTACAAACAGAAAAAAGAACCATGTAAACAATGTCCATCATGTCTTGAAAAGATGGATTTATTAGGACATTACTAATGTTAAAAATACCACCACCAGCAGTTGAGGGAACTGGATATGTTCCAGACTTTCTAGAACCAGAGGAACACAAATATCTATTAGATATTTACAATAATATGGAATGGGGTAAGATACATTCTTTTAAGTTATCTTCTAAACGACTAGATATGGATGTAGTCAAAAAACATACTGGTATCGAAGAAAGACTTAGAAAACATTTTAAGAACTTTGAAATTGTTGCAGTAAATATGTATCAAGCAAATAAACAACACAATCTTCATGTTGATTTAGGTAAGTTTTCTAAAGATCATGATCCTATGAAATGTGGATACGATTTTGTTATCCCTTTGTTGATTGAAGGAAATGGAACACAAGAGGAGTTACTTAGTGACCAAGTGATGATAACTTTTAATCAATATTATCCATATGGCCCATTTAAGTTTGTGCCTGGCAGTTGGGATGAAAAAACAAAAACAGTTCGTCCAGAGTTATCTAAATCATTTTCTAATATACCTTTCTCTTTAGAGAGAGTAAAAAAAGAAGTATGGAATTGGGCAGAGGGAGTATGGCCTGATGAAGTTTGGCCAAAATACATGGACATGTATCCTAGAGAAATGCTAGAGGGATTTACAGTAGAAAATATCATCCCTTGGAGAATAGGTCATTGTATCGCATTACAAAGAACACAGATACACTCTGCAAGTAGATTCAGAAAAAAAGTAACAAAAAAGGTTGGATTACAAATACTGTGCTATCATGTGTAAAGTATTATAAATAAGAGTATAAGATTAGGAGATAAAGATGGCAAAAAAATATTCAAGATCGCCGATATTTTTTAGATACTTGGGTGGATTAGATGGAGATGCTGATGTTACTGATGCTGAAAAAGCAAGTATTACCACTTTCATGGATAGTAAATCTTCATCATATCTAAAATATGGTCTTGAGACTATATCTACTGGTGCTGAATGTTTAGTAGTTGAGTTTCGTGATGATGATGAAAAAGTAGAATTTACTACTCTAGTTTGGGATACGACTGCTAGAAGAACTGCCACAAACGGAACACAACCATTTAAGAAAAAAGTCTCAACAAAAGATGGGCCTGGGCATCCAGCACACAAAGAAGATACTTTAGAAGAGATCTACGATATAGAGGAATAGAAATGGCAATACCAATAACCAAATCTACATTCAAAGAATATTGCCTACGGAATTTAGGTAAGGGTGTAATTGATATCAATGTTAGTGATGACCAAACAGACGATAGAATAGATGAAGCGTTACAGTTTTTTGCACAATATCATTATGATGGTATTGAAAGAATGTATTTAAAATATAAAATGACTTCCACAGATATCGCAAGATGGAAAACAAATGAAACAACAACTGCAACTGACACTGCTGATAATACAGTAACGGCCTCTTTTGAAGAGGGTAAAAATTATATTCCAATGCCATCTGCTGTTGTTTCTGTTTTAAATATTTTTCCATTTGATGATTCATCTACAAACAGTATGTTTGATATCAGATACCAAATGAGATTAAATGACTTATATGATTTTAGTTCAACTTCAATTATATCATATGAAATGACTATGCAACAACTAGATCACTTATCTCATATTTTAGTTGGCGAAGTTCCAGTAAGATTTAATCAACACCAGAACAGATTATATCTGGATATGGATGTTAGTGCTGTAACAGAAGATGAGTATTTAATCATTGAATGTTATAGAAAATTAGACCCATCAACCTATACAGATATATTTGATGACATCTATCTAAAAAGATATGCAACGGCTTTGATAAAAAGGCAGTGGGGTGCAAACCTTAGTAAATTTAGTGGTGTCGCAATGTTAGGTGGTGTAACCATGAATGGGGAAACCATTTATTCACAAGCACAAGAAGAAGTTAATAAACTAGAAGAACAAATACAGTTGGCGTTTGAAACACCAGTTAACTACATGATAGGATAAACTATGGCTGTAAACAAAGCATTTCACACTAGTAATTTAACAACTATTGCAAGTGAAAGAAATCTATACAAAGACTTAATAAAAGAAGCAATCCAAATACATGGACATGATGTTTATTATGTTGATAGAACTGCTGTAGCACTAGACAATGTTCTTGGTGAGGATGCTCTTGCAAAGTATAGAAATCAACAACCCATAGAAATGTATGTTGAAGATGCTGAAAGTGGATACGCTGGTGATAAAGAATTAATGACACAGTTCGGTTTAGACAACAGAAATGAAATTACATTTGTTGTCCATAAAGAAAGATTTCAAGAATTAACAAAACAGTTCATAATAGAAGATGGTACAGACACCACTGGTGGTTCAATACAAATGGAAGATGCAACCACAACTATTACAGAGGGAACTGTTTTTGAGACATTTGGAACAGATATATTTTATCTTCTAAATGAAACTGATGCTACGGATGCAGATAGACCTTTAGAAGGCGATTTGGTTTACCATCCAGTATTGGGAAAAATGTTTGAGATTGGTTTTGTTGACCATGATGCTCCATTTCATCAATTAGATAACAATCCAATTTACAAACTAAGATGTAGACAGTATGAATATGATATGTCAAGACTAGATACTGGTATTGCTGCAATTGATTCTATTGAAGATTCAAACAGTACAGATGCTCTAGTATATCAATTTACACTTGAAAACGAAATTGGTTCTCTACAATTAGAGAATGATGCTGATACTGGACTCGCTGGTTACTTAATTTCAGAGGAATATATAATAGGTGACATGGATACCGACAAGTCGGCACAAAATGAATTTATAACACAACAAATAACCAATGAGAATATTCTTGATTTTAGTGAGAAAAACCCATTTGGTGATGCAGGAGCTTAGATATGTTAGGACAACAATTTTACCACGAAAGTATGAGAAAAGTGGTTGTCGCTTTTGGTTCATTATTTAATAATATCAATATTGTTAGAAAAGATAATGCTGGAAAAGTGACCCAATCAATGAAGGTGCCATTGGCATATGGCCCCAAACAAAAGTTTTTAGCAAGACTAAATCAAGATCCAAGTTTAGCAGCTAAAGTTGCAATAACTCTACCTAGAATTGGTTTTGAAATTACTGGAATGACTTATGATCCAGCAAGAAAATTAAATCGTGTACAGAAATTTAAAAAAGTAAAGGATGGTGGTAGTGATGCTAAGTCAAATAGAATGGACACACAATATATGCCTGTTCCTTATAATTTAAGTTTCACACTATATATTATGGCAAAACAATCAGATGATGCATTGCAAATTGTTGAACAAATTTTACCATACTTTCAACCAGACTATTCACTAACAATTAATGATATGGTTGACATGGGAATCAAAAGAGATGTACCAATTGTTTTAAACAACATTAGTTACGAAGATAATTATCAAGGGGATTTTGCAGAACGAAGAGCAGTAATCTACAACCTTGACTTTACTTGTAAGTTTTACTTATATGGCCCAGTTACTTCACAGGCAGTTATTAAAACTGCAACAGTGGATCAATATACTGATATGCCAGTTAACACACCAACTAGACAACAGAAATATAGTGTCACCCCATCACCAGCAACTGCGAGTGCAGATGATGATGATTTTGGGTTTAATGAAACATCCTCATTCTTTGAGGACGCTGGAACTAGTTAATCATGAGTAAAGAAATTGATGAAGCATTAGGTGCGCCACCATTTAAAATGCCTGCACAAGAACTTGTTAATACCAAACAAGCATATGATGTAGTTGCACAAAATGATGATGACGTAGACAATGATTACAAATATCAACGAGAGAACTTTTACGGACTTATAGAAAAAGGTTCTCATGCGATTGATGGTATATTAGAACTTGCAAAAGAATCTGATCACCCAAGAGCATACGAAGTTGCTGGTAATTTAATTAAACAAGTAGCAGAGGTAACGGAGAAGTTAGGTGACTTACAAGAGAAAATGCGAAAACTTAAAGAAGTACCTAGTAATGCACCCAAGAATGTTACTAACGCATTATTTGTTGGTTCGACTGCTGAACTCCAAAAAATGTTAAAGGGAAAGTGATGTATGAATTATTTAATATTAACCCCAGATGGTGTGGGTTCAACCTATTTACAAAGAAGTCTTACAGTATTTTTAAATAGTGCTGGATTAGATTATACTAATACACATGAAATAGCTGCAGGATTAGAATTATACAATAACAATATTGTAAAAATTGTACACAAAGTGCCTAGAGGCCCTGATTACACATATATACGATATGGACAACCACTAGAAAGAGTTATACAACTTTTAGAAAACAATACTGGAAGTTCTTTAGTTTCTAGATTAGCACATTATGTGATGAAAGAAAGAGCTGTAATGGCTGGTAAAAAAGCTGGTGGTACAAGAGAGTGGTATCCTTTTTTAAACAGACATTATCAAAAGATTTTTTATTGTACAAGAGATCCATTTGAATACGCTTTAAGTTGGGGTATTAGGGATACTAATAAGATTAGAAATGTTTTTAGTGTAGACGAACATAGGAATAATGTCAAAGATGAAAACTACAAAGTTGATTTAAATTTATTTAATAGAAAATTAAAAATCTATCTTAGATATAAGTGGTGGGTAGATAAGTATTTTCCTACAGCTATTGAAGTTGATTATAATGAATTTGCATACAATACAGACCATATGCTTTGGCAATTAACTGGAATAGAACATGAAATGAAAGGTATAAGTTTTGATGAATATAATAAGACAACATACAATCTTAGTAATATTGGTGTTGATAATATTGGTTTAGGTTCGTTATTAAAATCTGTAAGGTTTGAAGAATATATAAGTACTCTAGTAAAGAACAAAAAACTCTTGTGGGGTGTTCCATTAAAAATGAATACTTTACTTGATAAAAGAAATAAGATACAGAATTTTTCTGATTGTGTTGATAGATATAATGAATGGTGTAAAGAGAGTAATTATTATCAAAAAGTAACAACGGATATATTAGAAGAAAGAATAGAAAGAGAAAATAAATTTTATGGAAACTTATCTAGGTAATCCAAATCTTAAAAAAGCAAACGTACAGCAGGAGTGGACTAAACACGAACTGCAAGAATACGCTAATTGTATGGAAGATCCTATATACTTTATACAAAATTATGTAAGAATTGTATCACTTGATGAGGGTCTAATACCTTTTAAAATGTATCCATTTCAGAAAGAGATGGTTGGTACATTCCACAATAATCGTTTTACTATTTGTAAACTACCCAGACAGTCTGGTAAGTCTACTGTTATGGTTTCTTATCTATTACACTATGCTTTATTTAATCCAGCAGTTAATATTGCTATACTTGCAAACAAGGCCGCAACTGCGAGAGATTTATTAGGGAGACTGCAACTTGCGTATGAACACCTTCCCAAGTGGTTACAACAAGGGGTCATGTCTTGGAACAAAGGAAGTCTTGAACTTGAAAATGGTTCTAAAATTTTGGCATCATCTACTTCAGCATCTGCCGTTCGTGGTGGTTCTTATAATATTATTTTCTTGGATGAGTTTGCATATGTACCCAGCAACGTAGCAGAACAATTTTTTAGTTCTGTGTATCCCACGATTTCCTCTGGTAAAACAACTAAGGTTATGATTGTTTCCACACCACATGGTATGAATATGTTCTATAAGATATGGACAGAAGCAGAAGAAAAAAGAAACAGTTACATTCCTATTGAAGTTCACTGGTCAGAAGTGCCCGGCCGTGATGAGAAATGGAAGAAAGAAACTATTGCAAATACAAGTGAACAACAATTCAACACAGAATTTGAATGTGAGTTTCTAGGTTCTATTGATACTCTTATTACACCACGAAAACTAAGAACACTTACATATAAGACTCCGATACAATCTAATAAGGGTTTGGATGTTTATTATTCACCAGAAAAAGATCATACATATTATATTACAGTTGATGTAGCAAGAGGAGTAGAGAGTGATTACTCTGCCTACATAGTTTTTGATGTAACACAGATACCATATAAAATTGTTGCAAAGTATAGAGATAACGAAATAAAACCACTATTGTTTCCACAAAAAATATATGATGTTGCAAGAGCATATAATCAAGCATTTGTTTTAGTAGAAGTAAATGATATTGGAGAACAAGTTGCTAATACTTTACAATTTGATTTAGAATATGATAATCTTGTTATGGCATCAATGAGAGGACGTGCTGGACAAATTATGGGTGGTGGATTTAGTGGTGGTAAAGCACAATTGGGTGTACGGACAACCAAAGCTGTTAAGAAGATTGGTTGTTCTAATCTAAAACAAATGATTGAAGATGATAAGGTAATAGTAGAAGATTATGATATGATAAACGAATTATCTACATTTGTAGTAAAAGGACAATCCTTTCAGGCAGATGAGGGTTGTAATGATGATTTAGTTGCATGTTTGTTTATGTTTGCATGGTCAATTGACCAAACATATTTTAAAGAATTAACTAATATGGACATGCGAGAACGTATGTTACAAGAAAATAAAGATCAGATAGAACAAGACATGGCTCCTTTTGGGTTCATAGTGGACGGTTTAGAGGATGAAAACATTGGGGAGATGGTAGATGAATATGGAACAAAGTGGAATCCAATTGTTAGAGACTATTCATCCAATTGGTAAAGTTAAATTAAATATACCTATTGAAAAAAGAAAACTAATAAAAAACATAATAAAAGATGATACTTACAGTTTAAAAACAATCGGTGGATTTAAATCTAATATTATTACAAATTACAGAACAACATGGCACATGCATGACATACATGAACTCTTTGGTGAGATATCAGATAAAACATTAGATATAGTAAGAGGATTCACTGGTAACGATAAATTTTATGCAAAAGAATGTTGGGGTGCAATATATCAAAAAGGAGATAAAGCAAAGTCACACATACATAGTGTTATATGGGCATGGACTTACTATGTAGAATGTTGTCCTAATTGTTCACCTTTAGTATTTAAAAGAAGAAATATAGAAATTAAACCAGAGGAAGATTATTTGATATTTTGGAATGGAATACTTCCAAATGATAAATACCATTATAACACACATTGTGTACCACCACAAGAATGTGAACATGGAAGAGTGATGATTGCTGGAAATATTGATTAGAGAAATTCTATTAAATCACTATCCAGTTTGATCCAACAATTAGAACAAACAACTTTAGAGTTGTCAATAAGTTCTTGGATTTGTTCTCTACTATCATCGTTCATACCTTTTCTTTTGGTTTGAGAACGTATTACATTATCGTGAGGGTAAAATTTAAGACATACTGTTTCTGCCTCACCACAATGAACACAAGATTGATCGCTCAGAATGTTATTTAACCAAACGCCTCGCTTTCGGTAATTTCTTCTTGCAACCTTCTTAATGGTGTCTTTGTATTTTTCATAGTGTGTTGTCATGTAATTATTTATATGATTTATTGCATATAAATATAGGTTTTTAAGAAACGGTAAATTATAAATAAAAGTAAGATTAAGTAAGAACAATGCTGAACGGGCAAACTTAAAGGACAAGGAGTAAATCATGGCATTTCTAGTATCACCTGGCGTCCAAGTTAAAGAGGTCGACTTAACAAATGTCGTTCCTGCTGTTGCAACATCTATTGGTGCAATTGCTGGGCCATTTGAAAAGGGGCCTGTCGGTGAGGTTACTGCAATTGGATCGGAAGAAGAATTAGTAAAAATCTTTGGAAAACCCAATTCTAGTAATTACGAAACTTGGTTTACAGCCGCAAACTTTTTACAATATTCAGATGCTCTAAGAGTGGTTCGTGTCGAATCTGGTGTTTTAAACGCAACATCAAAGGCGAGTGGACTACTAATAAGATCAACTGACCACTATACAACATCTTTTGCTGAGGGGCAAGGAACTGTTGGTTTGTGGGCATCAAGAACTTCTGGGTCAGAAGGAAATAGTATTGCTGTTTCTGTATGTCCTAGTGCAACTGCTTACGAACAAAATTTAACTACTGCAAATAAAATCGCTGCAACGGCCGCTTCTGGTGCAACTTCAATTACACTAGACGATGTTGACGCTGCCGATAACGAAATCAATGTTGGAGATATACTTTCGTTCTTCACAACTTCTGCATTTAGTACACAAGTAAGTGGACATGAAGATAAACAATATGAAGTGACTGCAATTGATATCACTAACAACACTGCAACAATCAGAGAACTTGACAATGTAAACGGAACTGGTTTGGTTGCCGCACTTGCTTCTAATTCATTTATCAGACGTAGATGGAAATTCTATGACTTGTTTGATGGTGCCCCAGGCACATCTGCTTGGGCAACTCAAAATGGTAGAGGTACAGGCGATGAACTACACATTGTAGTTTTCGATACAACTGGAACTATTGCTGGTTTTGACAGTGATACAGCAGGACAAAGAACTCAAGGTGTACTTGAAACTTTTGCAAGTCTTTCCAAAAACGTAAATGGAAAAACTGCTCAAGGACAGAGTAACTATTATCCAGACGTAATCTACAGACAATCAACTCTCATTTATTGGATGGATCATCCAGTAACTTCTGATATTCCAACAAGTAAATCAGATGAGATTACCTCAAGTGGAACTAATTGGGGAACAGATTTACAAACTGGTAACGAAATATTATTGAACGGATCAGACTCCTCTGGTACTGACGAAGGTGACAATGTTATCTTAGATGGTACAGATGGTTCATCAACTGATGCTGGTAGTGATATTCTACTAGAAGAAGGTGGTGCATACACTGCTGTTACTGGTGCATATGAATCACAACTTAACGGTGGTGCAGATGACTTTAGTGTATCTGCTGGTGAAATTCAACTTGCATACGATAAGTTCAAAGATGTAGAGAGTATTGATATCAACCTAGTATTAGGTGGGCCGTCAAGTATCGCTGCTGATACTGAAACTGGTATGGACACACATGTTACTATGATTACAGATTTATGTGAGTTTAGAAAAGATTGTGTAGGATTTGTATCACCCCACAGAACTGCTGTAGTTGGTGTTGCAGATTCGGTAACACAAACTGATAATGTTAAATCTGCATTTGATAACTGCCCATCATCATCTTACATGGTGTTTGACAGTGGTTACAAGTACATGTATGACAAATACAATGACCAGTTTAGATTCGTTCCATTGAACGGAGACACTGCTGGACTATGTGCAAACACAGACAATGTTGCTGACCCTTGGTTCTCGCCAGGCGGTTTCAATAGAGGAAATGTTAGAGGCGCTGTAAAACTTGCTTACAATCCAAGTAAATCTCAAAGAGATATCTTGTATCGTGCAAGGATTAACCCAGTTGTTAACTTCCCCGGCCAAGGTGTTGTACTGTTCGGTGATAAAACTGCATTGGCTAAACCAAGTGCTTTTGACAGAATTAATGTTAGAAGATTGTTCTTGGTATTAGAAAAAGCAATCGCAACTGCCGCTAAGTTCCAACTCTTTGAGTTCAACGATGAATTTACAAGGGCGCAATTTAGAAACTTAGTAGAACCATTCCTTAGAGATGTTCAAGGTAGAAGAGGTATAACAGACTTTAAAGTTGTTGCTGACGGTACTAATAATACTGGACAAGTAATTGATAGAAATGAGTTTGTTGCAGATATCTTTGTTAAACCTAACAGAAGTATCAACTTTATTACTCTTAACTTTGTCGCCGTAAGAACTGGTGTCGCATTTACAGAGGTAGGAGGTTAATCATGGCTAAAATAGACGATTTCAAAGCAAATCTTATCGGTGGTGGTGCTCGTGCCAACCAATTTAAAGTGACGTTAACTCCACCTTCTGAAATTACTACTGGATTAGATGTTCGTAGAACTTCTTTTCTAGTAACTGCAACTAACTTGCCTGCGAGTACATTGGGTGAGATTGCAATACCATTCAGAGGTAGAACCATTTATATGGCTGGTGACAGACCTGCTCCAGAAACTTGGACAACTACTTTTTATAATGACACTGACTTTATGATTAGAAACGCAATGGAAAGATGGCAAAACGGTATTAACAATTATGCCGATGCATCTGGATTAATTACCCCTGCTGGTTATCAAACTGATTTAACAGTTGAACAACTAGACAGAGATGATACAATCCTTAAATCATACATTTTTAGAAATGCGTTTCCACTGACTGTTTCACAGATTGACTTAACAACTGCTGAAGCAACAGAAATTGAAACATTTGAGGTTACATGGCGTTATCAACACTTTGAACCTTCAAATATACTATAGTATTAAACCTACTAAATAGTAGTAGGAAATTTGGAGTAATATAATGGCGGAACTATTTGGATTTAAATTTGAGAAGATAAAAGACTCTGGTGGGGTAGAGAAATTTACCCCACCTAAAACTGATGACGGAACTATTGAAGTTGCTGGTGGGGGATTTTTCGGACAAGTTTTAGACACAGACGGTAGAGAACGGACTGAACAAGATCTCATTCGTAGATATAGAGACATTGCCCAACAGGCAGAGTGTGATGCTGCGATTGAAGATATTGTTAATGAGTCTATTGTTTCTAACGAAAGAGACCAAGCAATTCAAGTTACACTTGACAACCTTGGATATTCAGACAAAATCAAAAGAAGAATTAGAGAAGAGTTTTCAGAGGTCTTGCAACTACTAGACTTTGAAAGCAAAGGACACGACATATTTAGGCGTTGGTATGTTGATGGTAGATTGTTTTATCATAAAGTAATTGATAAAAAGAATCCCAGACAAGGTATTGTAGAATTAAGATATATCGATCCTAAAAAAATTAAAAAAGTAAGAGAAGTTAAAAAAGATAAAGGTAAGGGTGCAGCTTCCTCAATAGAACTCATTAAAGATATAGAAGATTACTATATGTATAATGAAAAGGGAATAGGTGTTGCTGGTGGTTCTAATCAAGGTATTAAAGTCGCTGCAGATTCAATCGCTTACTGCCCATCTGGATTAATTGACCAAAACAAAGGTCATGTACTTTCATACTTACACAAAGCAATCAAACCAGTTAATCAACTTAGAATGATTGAGGATGCACTTGTTATCTATCGTATATCAAGAGCGCCTGAAAGACGTATCTTCTATATTGATGTTGGTAATCTACCAAAGATTAAAGCAGAACAATATCTAAAAGATGTGATGAATCGTTATCGTAACAAACTGGTATACGATGCAAATACTGGTGAAATAAAAGACGATAGAAATCACATGTCAATGTTAGAAGATTTTTGGTTGCCACGAAGAGAAGGTGGTAGAGGAACAGAAATTACTACATTGCCAGGCGGTTCTAATCTTGGTGAGATTGATGATATAGAATACTTTAAAAAGAAATTGTATCAATCATTAAATGTTCCACAAGCTAGATTAAATGCAGAAGAAGGATTTAGTTTAGGTAGAAGTACAGAGATTACAAGAGATGAACTTAAATTTACTAAGTTTGTTCAAAGAATAAGAAAGAGATTTACACCACTACTAACAGATCTTCTAAAAACCCAATTACTATTAAAAGGTGTTATTGGATTAGAAGATTGGCCAAAGATGGTAGAACATATTCAATATGATTTTCTACAAGATGGTCATTTTGCAGAATTAAAAAAGGCAGAATTGTTAGAGGGTAGATTGAACTCACTACAGACTATTGAACCATATATCGGTACATTTTTCTCAAAAGAATATGTATTGAAAAATGTGTTGAATATGACAGATGCCGAAATAGATGATATGCAAATGCAGATTAAGAAAGAGGCTGGTATGGATGTTGATGATGGTGGAGTTAATGTACCAGATGCAACTGATGGAATCACTAGATACCCAAGTGTAGATGGTGGTGCTCTTCCTGCTGATGATGTTGCAAAATTTAGAGGCGAGGTAGAACCAGAAGGCGGTGATGAGAAACCAAAACCAAAACCAAATGGAGATGAAAATGGCGACAAGTAAAGATTTCGTTGATGCAGTTGTGAATAAAAATAACCTTGAAGCAGAAGATGCTTTTAAGGCTGCGATTCAAACTAAAGTTGGAGATGCTCTTGAAGCAAAAAGAAAAGAAGTAGCAAAAACTTTTGTTAAACATGAAACTCTTCCAGATGCAGACGAAGCAGAAGAATAATGGAGTTTGAAGGTTTATACAGTACAGTTCTTGAAAAGGACGAACACAAAAAATCTAAGGAGTACAAGAAATTGTCGCCTAGGATGAAAAAAGCTGTGGACGGAATTTTCAAAGTTATGGACGATAAACCTTCCGATTTCCTAAATACTTTTGAAAAAACAATTAAAAATGTAGCGAAAAAAAATAGCGTTCCAGAGAAAGATTTAATCAAGTACTTTGAACGAGAGATTTTAGACATATAGGAGAATAAAATGGCGTTTAAAATGTTACGACACATTGGTAAAATCGTTCAGGCAAATGATAGCGCAGCCGCTTTAGTTCTAGGGCCATTAGGGCCAAGTTCTGCTATCAGAATTTCGGAACATGGTGGAGAGAATGGTTTTGTCAAAATAACACAAGAGGGTACGACAGTTACAGCAACTAACGGAAGTTTCGTAGATGGGAATAGTGTAATCACTATGATACCAGAAGAAAGACCAAAAGCAATTCAAATTACAGCTGCAAGTTCTGCTGACCCAGTGGTACTAACAGTTGCAGATAGAGGCGAAGGAAGTGGTATAAATCATCCTTTTGCTGTAGGTGATCAAATATCTGTAGTAGATGCTGATGTTTCTGCATGGAATACACTACTAACAAATGTTAATGTATCTGCAATAGGTTCTACAACAATTACACTTGGTGCTGTTGACGGTAGTTCAACTGCAACTTTTACTGGTGATGCAACTGCAAGATCATGTTATAGTATTTCACACATAAATGAAACTGCTGGTTCTAATAGTAAAATCTATGTAGAAGAAATTGTTCAAGGACAACCAGGCATATAATAAAAATAATTATAGAACATTTTATAATTATAAATAAATATAATAAGTTTCGGAAAAGGTAAACAAATGCGAACTGTTAAACTAATTACAGAAGATATCCAAGACGTTCAATTCATTGCAGAAGATACTGCTGATGGTAAAAAGAACTATAAGATTCGTGGTGTTTTCATGCAGGCGGACATAAAGAACCGAAATGGCCGTGTTTATCCTATGGAAGTATTGACTAATGAAGTAAATAAGTATAGTAAAAACTTCATACAAAAAAAGAGAGCCTTTGGAGAGTTAGGTCACCCAGAAGGGCCGACTGTAAATCTGGAAAGAGCATCTCACTTGATAACATCATTAGTGCCCGAAGGTAAAAATTTTATCGGAGAGGCAAAAATAATGGACACACCTATGGGTAAGATTGTAAAAAGTCTTATGGACGAAGGTGCTACATTAGGTGTTTCATCTAGAGGTATGGGTAGTTTGCAATCCAAAGGTGGTGCAAATTATGTAAACAAAGATTTCATGCTCGCAACTGCGGCTGATATCGTTGCTGATCCATCCGCTCCATCTGCTTTCGTAGAAGGTATCATGGAAGGAAAAGAATGGGTATGGGATAATGGAAGTTATCTTGAACCACATTTGGTGGAAATGAAACAAAGACTTGAAAGAGGAAAGGCTGCAAATCAAGCATTAGAATTTGCTAAGTTCCTCAAAATGTTGTAATTTATAAATAATAGTTAATAACCATAGAGTTAAACAAAGGAGATAATCCCATGGCTGATCAATTAGACAAAACCATTGAGGAATTGGAAGCTGAAGTACTTGGTGAATTAGAAGAAGCCAACGGTGCCGATGCTCCTATGAAAAACGCTGCAAAAGCAGAAAAACAAGAAGCAGTTCCAAGTGACGGAGCTACTGGTAAGGCCGATGTCGGTGGTGCAAAACCAGAAGGAAAAGTACAAAAGGATGCAACCAAGGCAGTCAACGACCCTGCTGATGCAATTGGTAAAAAAGCATCTGCACAAGCAAAAGAAGTTTCAGGCGACGCTCAACAAAAAAGTGAGGGAAAACCAGATGCAATGCCGGTTGCAAAAGGTGATGCAAAAGAAAATAAACCCCTTGCTGCTGGAGATGAGAATGTCCAAGGCGAAGAAGAAATTGTCGAAATGACCAAAATGGAAATGAAAGACAAAATGATTAACGCAATGGCATCCATGAATAAAGAAAAAATGGAAAAACTCATGGCCATGTACAATAAGATGGACGAAATGGACATGGACGAAGCCCAAAAAGAAAAATCAGAGAAAGTCGAGAAAAGAGTAGCAGACATTGATGTTAAAGAACATGTCGATGCACTTATGAACGATGAAAATTCTGAATTAACAGATGAATTTAAGAAAAAAGCTGCAACAGTATTTGAAGCTGCAGTTAAATCTAAAGTGAGAGAAGAAGTAGAACGTCTTGAAGAAGAATACAAGAACGAACTTACTTCTGAAATTAATGAAACCAAAGAAGACCTATCAGAAAAAGTTGACAACTACTTAAACTATGTTGTCGAAGAATGGATGAAAGAGAATACTCTTGCAATCGAAAGAGGCCTAAAAGGCGAGATTGCTGAGGACTTTATCTCTGGATTGAAACAACTCTTTGAAGATCATTATGTAGACGTGCCTGACGAAAAGTACGATGTACTTGAGGCACAATCAGACAAGATTTCTAAACTAGAAGGTAAACTGGACGAAACTATCCAAAAGGTAGTAGAGGCTAAAGAACAGAATGCCCAACTAGTGAGGGAAAAGGTCATATCAGAAAGTGTTTCTGATTTGGCTGAAACTGAAATTGAAAAGTTTCAATCATTAGTTAGAGAAGTTGACTTTACTGACGAAGCATCATTTAGAGAAAAAATTGATACTCTAAAAGAAAGTTATTTTCCAAGAACTAAAGTAGAGATGAAAGAAACAATTGATGATGTAGAAACTGGCACCGTAAAGGACATTGACACATCTGATGCAATGAATGTCTACATGACTGCAATCGGCAGAAGTGTCAAGAGTGCGAATACGAAATAGTAACGTAAACTGTTAAAAAGGAGAGACACATGTTTCAAACAGAACATTTACAAGAAAAGTGGCAGCCAGTCCTAGAACATCCAGAATTACCAAAAATTTCGGATAGTTACAGACGGGCAGTTACTACAATTATTCTAGAGAACCAAGAGAAAGCTCTTAAAGAAGATAAAGCTTTCATGACAGAAGCCGCTCCAACAAACTTTGTTGGTGGTAACGCTTCTCTAGACACATGGGATCCAATTTTGATTTCCCTAGTAAGACGATCAATGCCTAATTTGATTGCATACGACATTTGTGGTGTGCAACCGATGACAGGCCCAACTGGTTTAATCTTTGCAATGAGAGCAAGATTTGCATCAATGGATGGTGCAGAAGCTCTTGTTGATGAGACAATGCCAGACTTTTCAAACCAAGACGCTGGTGGTGACACTGGTGGTGGTGACGTAACAGACACAGCAACTAACCCTGCCGTTCTTAACGACAGTCCTGCTGGAACATACGAAACTGCAACTGGTATGACAACAGCACAAGGTGAAGCACTTGGAGATACTACTTCTAATGCTTTCGCTGAAATGGCGTTCTCAATTGAGAAGCACACTGTTACTGCTGTAACACGTGCTCTTAAAGCAGAATACACTATGGAACTTGCTCAAGACCTTAAAGCAATCCACGGTTTAGATGCTGAGACAGAACTTGCAAACATCCTATCTGCTGAAATCCTTGCTGAGATCAACAGAGAAGTTGTAAGAAACATCTATGTTTCTGCTGTAAAAGGTGCTCAAACTAATACAACCAACGCTGGTATCTTTGACTTGGATACTGACTCAAACGGTAGATGGTCAGTTGAGAAGTTTAAAGGTTTGATGTTCGCTCTTGAAAGAGATGCAAACGCAATCGGTCAACAGACAAGAAGAGGAAAAGGTAACATGATTATCTGTTCCGCTGATGTCGCATCCGCCCTTCAAATGGCTGGTGTTCTAGACTATACTCCTGCTCTAAATAACAACTTGAACGTAGATGACACATCAACTACTTTCGCTGGTGTTATGAACGGTAGATTTAAAGTCTATGTAGACCCATACTCTGCAAACGTATCTGACTCACAATACTATGTCGTGGGTTATAAAGGTACATCACCTTATGACGCTGGTATGTTCTATTGCCCATACGTTCCACTACAAATGGTTCGTGCAGTTGGTGAGAACACATTCCAACCAAAAATTGGTTTCAAAACTAGATACGGTATCGCTGCTAATCCGTTCCACACTGGAACAGTTGCTGCGGCTGCTAACGGTGCAATCAGTATCAGTTCTGCAACTAATAAGTACTACAGAAAAGTTAAAGTTTCAAACTTAATGTAATATTTAAAAAGAATACTAAAAGGGGGGTTCGCTCCCCTTTTTTTAGCGTTATAAATAAAGATATAAA